TGTGCTCGAAAAATGAGGCCATAGTCTAGTACCCTGATTGAACTTGTGTGGTAGCGCCCGAGTACTCTGAGGTCTTGGCGTGCTGCAATGCTCTGCCCATAGCGCTTTGATATGCGCCTTCCCAGCGTGAACCGTCAGACCCTAAGTAATTAGCGGCCTCGGCAAGAGTTCCGTAGAGATACAGCTCTGGCGCTGTTTGAAATATTGAGTTGGTGGTGACGGTTGCTGAAAGATGATCCGGGGTGAAGTAGTAAATCATTCTAAGCGTGTCGCCCGCGACCTGCGTGGGGTTTGGGAACACAAGAAATTTAGATTGCTCTCGCGCAAAAAACTCTGGTGCCTGACCAGATCTAGGAATGTAGGAGTGCAGCTCCGTGAGGCTTATTCGACTCAGCGGCGAGTAGTTCCAAAATAGATCTTTCACCTCAAGGTAGTCGTTTGGAATAGTGGCGTAGCCGTCTGAACCTAAAGTTAGGTCCACCGTCTTCTCGTTTATCGGCGCTCTAAGCTCATGAAATATGCGGTTCTCAGCCAGCTCGATTAAGTCGGGAATAACTGACGATAAATCTTCTCTGTTCAACCAATCGGCTACGGATAGCTTGAGACCGTCATACGTTGTGAGACTCATAGGCGACCCTTGCGTGTTCTTAGGTAGGCGTACTCAGGTGAGTTCAATTTCGACTTGATCTTCTTGGTATCCTCATACGTGGGGGCCATCACGTTGATGCCTTCCTTCATCCACTCCATGACCACAACTTCCGGTATGCTTGCCACTCGATTCCAATCACCCCACTTATCACCCTTGTCAGTTTCGTTAAAGGCCCTGCGGTTTGATTCAATTATAGGGCTGACATCCTGCGCGTGCGCGATGTGGAGTTTGTCATCCATCTCGTCGTGTTGGATGTGTGCCTTCAAGTCAGACATATAGAACCCTTAGTTGTTAAGACCCCTATAGGTTGTAACAACAGGCACAAGAAAAGGTTGAGCACCCAAGGCTAGGGGTAACCTTGGGCGCTCTGGCTCTCAGGGGAGTGAGAGTTTTCTTACGCTGTTAAGGCGTCGATCTTTCCAGACGCGATGTCAGATTTACACACAAGCGTTAGCTCGGTAAGCATCTGGCGCTTGTCTGAGTCACCTGTGCGACTTAGTTGGATTGTTTGCATTGGACGCAACACTGCGCGTGACCAATACTCTGTATCCAACACAAGCGCAGTGTTCGCTTGAAGGAAACGGTTAGGAACAATGGAAACAGATCCGAATGGACTAACGTAGATATCGACCGCATTTACCAGCTTGGTTCCTGTGTCGAAGTCTCTTGTGCGACCAGATGTTGCGGCAAAGCCTGCGACGATCAGCGAGTGAGACGGTGTAACCTGAATCTGGTTAGGCTCCGCTCCCTCGTTATAGGTCTTCTCTAGGACATCAAGAATCAATGCTTCGGAGAGAGCACGGTTAGAACCAGCGGTGTTGGTGGTTGTAGCAGAGATCTGATTCGCGGCAGATGTTAGCTGTCTACCGGCGGAACCCGAACCTGCCGTCCCTGCTTGGCCTAAACCAACAAACGAATGTTCTATGTCGCGCTTTAATTCCTTGCCTGCCTTAGCGATTGCGTTAGCAAGATCAGATGTACGGGCGTGCAAACCGATTGCCTCTGCGGTGCCGGATACCTGAACTACCTTACCAAAGATCTGTGTGTTCGCGCTCTTGATAACCTGAGTTACCGTTGACGCGGCACCTGCATCCGCGCCTTCAACGAGGATGTTACTACCTACGCTGGCGAGGGAGTCTTGCATCCACTGGTGCAGTGTGGCCTCGGCTGTTGAGCTGCCAATACTGCTAAGGAAAGGTGTCTGGGTAGGGGTTATGTCATAGATAACCTGCTCAAAATCTTCTTTTTTACCAACCTGATCATAGGTCTTTAGGGTGTTTGCTACTGTAGGCATTTTATTTAATCCTGTTCAAGATGACGGCTGCTGCATCCTCAACTCGGCCCGTTCTCCTCAATCTCTCGCTTGCTTTGCGGGAACTCTCGGACTGCGTTGCCTTTGTTGCGTCTGCCTTGCCGCCAGACAAAGTTTTAGTGGGTGAGGCCTTGATTTTTTTCTTAGCCGCAACCGTTTTTGCCTGATCAAACTGCATTGCCTTATAGAGCGCGGTGATTATCCGGTGGTCCGCAACTTGGTTAAACTCCTCGCTGCTTACACCTAAATCTTTTTGAGCATACTCCCCAATGGAGTAGTAGAGGTCGTTAGACCAGTTGGGGATATTGGTTTTGAGTACAGTCAGGCTTTCTGTCGCGGCTTCTTTTTGCGCGGTTTCCGCCTGTTGCTGTTGCTGCTCCTGATACTGATCCGACTGCGCCTTAATAAATTCGTAGGTGGATCTGGTCTGCTCAAAGCTCGCCTTGGCTTGCTTGTATTGTTCAGGGTTCTCGACTGCTGCACGCTCCCAGTCAACGCCTTGAAAGCGTGAAAGGTCTGCGCCTGCCGCTGAGAGTAACGCAGACATCGTCGCCGTGGTTTCCTCGATCTGGGCCTCTGCGGCCTTTCGAGATTCGGCTAGATTCTGTGTCTTTTGTGTGTAGTCACTTTGTCTGAGGTATCCTAACTTTAATTCTTCGGCACTAAGGGTCTCGCCCCCGACCTCGAATGTCAGTTCTTTTTCTGAGTCTTCCGTTTCGGGGTCTTCGGTTGGGTCTTCGACCTCCTCGTCCGCGACGGCTTCGTCTTCGGGTACATCTTCAAACTCAGCGTCCACGTTGTCAGAGTCCTGAGACTCCTCTTGATCGGATTCTGTTTGCTCTCCCGGTTGTTCCAGTTCGGACTCCAGAAGGGCGGTTAAACGCTCGATCTCGCTTAAACCGAGAGAGTCCGGTGGGGTTTGCTCTGTCGGTTCGATTGTATTTTCAGCCATTCTACTCACTCTCTTGTTGCTTGCGCAACTCTAAGTTGTTGATAACTGAGACAAATTGCTGCACGAACATCTGCCCTGCCTTGTACATCGCAAAGAGTCGCTCTCGCTCCTCGGGTGCCTCGGGTGGCGTTTGCAGTATCTGGTCCACAATCCCCTGATTCATTGACTGAAACGCATCGTTGAATACCTGCGAGTTCAGCATCTGAGATGCCGCAGCCGCCTTCGATTCAAGCTCATACATTTCTTGGTTCTCGATATTTTCGCTCATTTAATAAAATCCCCTTTGGGTTGCTTTGGTTTATTGGCCTTTACGACCTTGGTTGGCTTGGCGGGGGCGGTGTCCCGTCCCCGATACTCCAAGTATTCCTTTATGACCTCCTTTGCATGGCGCTTAGGCTCCTTTCGGGCCTTTGCGTTGCTGAGAAAGCCGTCGAATCTACTTAAATCGTTATCCAATGTTCACGCTCCGCCCCTGTTGGCGCTCTAGCTCAAGCTCTGCGTTCTTGATTTTCATTTCGTGCTTGATTTTCTCTGCGTCCATGAGCAGCTTGGAGTCCTCGTTCTCTTCCTTGTGCTCCTGCTTCTGGCGCTCGAAAACGGTCTTGTTCTGCTCCTTCAAGATATCCAGCTCCAACTGGCCCTCCATAACGCTCACCTGTCTGGACTGCATGTCGGCTTGGAACTCCGCCTGATGCATCTGCATCTGCTCCTGACGGGCCTGCTCCTCCTGTTGCTGCTGCTGTTGCTGCTGCATCTGCTGCTGGAACTCCTCGCTGTTTGGGTCCGCTAGGTAGGCGGCACCCTCTTTTATATTCAGAAGCTCAAAGGCTCTGGATATCATCGCGTGCCGCTGCTGCTGACCGTAGAGGCCGCCGAGTGTCGGGTCTTGGGGGTTCATGGTGAACTGCTGGTCGAGGCTCAAAAGCATCTGGGCCTCCTGAGCCTGCTCCTCTGGTGTCAGCGCCACGGCGACGGTCATCTCTGTGCGATCACCCAGCATCGCGGGGTTGATAGGCACAAAGCGCCCGTCAAGCTGGAGCATCTTCTCTTCGTTTTCATATTCGACGCCAAGGCGGTAGAGGTCTTGCATAAGTGGCTTAAGGAAATTCTCTGCGAAGTTCCTGCACATCACCATGATCCGCCGGTTGCTTGCGTTCATGAACGTATTAATCAGGTCGCTAGAGTTCTGCTTGCTGACCGCAGTTGTGTCCATGCCGCGAGACATCCTGCTGGAGCCAGATCGCTGCTCCTTCTCCTGCTCGAAGTTCTC